TTTCACCTTGAAGACACCGCGCTTCACCGAGGAACTTCCACTGGACGCAAAACCAGCAACGGGAAACAAGGGTTTAACCCTGCCGCCACGCTGAGATCTATGACTTGGACTACGCAATGCTTCGAAAAGCATCGCATCGTCCGACACTTCGTCAGCACGCCTAACCGGCGTAAAGACGAGTCGTTTTTGGACGTAGGACTGCACCTTGCGGTCATACCTACAGCGAGTCATATGGCGGTAACTAAAGAAGGTAAGACCTTCACCCGGGATATAAGTCCTGGGCACTTTAGTTCCCACTAGCGTCTCAATGCGGTCACGCATCGCTTGAGCCGTTCTCCACAACCCCCTTTTGTAAAGGAGATCAGAAGTCTTACTTAAGCTAATTATGACCGGTACATCCACCGGGTCGCCAGGGTGCGGTATCATATAACGCAGGTAAACCGGCGTTACATCGTACCCCTTGAAGTAGTCGCCACCACAGGATTCTCGAAAGTCTCCTGCGCTAAACGATTTCTTCTTGTTGACTAGGAGCCCGAAGGCCTCTAGTGTTTCGGCGACGATACCTCGTGTCTCAGTGGGAACGATCAAATCATCCCCATAGACTTCGATCTGGCGGCTAAACCGCCTAATCGAACGAGAGGTAACGGGTACTCGGTAATGGACATGGAGCGCACGCTGTATCAAGGCGTAAAACACCATGGCTTCGACAGGAAAGCAAGTAGCTGAACCCATCGACGCAAACTTCCTTAATAAATAGGAAGTCTTCCCATTATCCAGAGTAGCATGCACAGACCTAGTCCCCAACAGATAAGGGAGAATAGGACTGCGAGCAAACACCCTTTCCACAAGGGCAAGCGACACTCGGTCGCTGGCTTCACTGAGGTCAAGGGTCGCTCGTCGTTTGTTAATCGATGCATGCTTGGCGCCTTGCTTATTCACGGACTGGTCCGTGAAGTGAACAGATTCCGCAGTCAATCGGTGGGTTTCCAGTCTCGCGACTAGATAATCCATGACGGACTGTTGTGCAAACTGCACGTAGGAAGGTTCGATAGCAATGACGCGAGGAGTCTTCATAGTCTTTGGCACAAAAACCACCCTCACGGGTGGCTCCTGTGTAAGACTATTTAGATGGATCTTGGCAAGAGAGTCGTGCCACCCCCAATTAGGGATAGCGTGATCCTCAATGGGCATCACGTCGTTAAGACGTTCTGACCAGCTATTAATGGCCTTACGACCATTAATAGTCAGCCTCTCGGCTGTAGCACCAGGACCATGGCGGCAAGTGAGAACTTCACTGCTGACATCTGCGAAGATGTCGCCTCCGAAAAGGATGCCGCTTACCTGATCAAGAACGAGATCCTCACGGATCTCCAATTGAGCAAGCTCCTCTTCCGTGCGGACAAACTGCTGCAACGCAGCACGCAAGCGTGCAGGCGTACAAGAAGCCTTTGGTTTTTTGGACCAATAGCAGACCTGCCTGATGCCATAAATAGCGTCAGGGTCAGCGTCCACACGGACAACACCATTATCATCAAAGATCTTTCTGACCAAACCCTGGAGGAATCCAGGGAGCGGCCCCCTTCTCCCCCGGCTACGAAAGCCAGGGAAATCTGAACGGGTGAGAAAGCCCCTTTCAAGCCCTGCCTCAATGGCAGAAGCAAAGGAAGGGAGAGTGATAGTTGCAAAACTGTCACCTTCTTTGATCAGACGTTGCTCGAACACGGCAACGTCTTTGCTCGACGGGAGGTTGTGCTGCAAAAGAATCTCTTCAATTACAACACTATGGAACGTGGTCGGTCGTTTCATCAGAAGCCACCTTAGCGGGAGGCAACTGAACCGTCCGATCACGTCGGTCAAAGACCGAGTTACTTCTACTCGTGACGACCTGGATGGGGTCGAGGCGTGGTATAGCATCCACGACCTTAATCATCACAAGCAGCAGCAACACCAGCTGGCCTAAAACCAGCACCGTGCCCAGGACCATAAGTCCTGAGTCGGTTTGACCTCGGCGCAGCATTAATGCTGTCCGAGTGCTACCTCATCCCAACGATCGGCAAAAGCACCGAGGAAGCCCTGAATAATATTCTGGGTCTTCTCCGGTGCCTGGCCGGTTGCAGGATGATCAAACGTCACCGTTACAGTGGTGCTCGACGCGATCTTTGTGACCGCGTCGGGAACATCAGTGTAGACGCCCCGAACGACATGACGCCAACGACCGCCCTTGGGCAGAGATTGGATAAGGTCGATCTGGACGACGGCACCAGCGGCATCGATGCCTGTCTGGCGGCGGATAGCAGGATCTCCGGAATACGTCGGCTGCAAAGGCGACGTATAAAAGGAAACGTCAATGGTCATAATCAGAAGTTCCGTTAAAGAACCATGCCGACTCGGTTATCCGAGTTGGGTGGTGGTGGGTTGATCCTGCGTACGTCATCACGACGTTCGTCAGGGCTAACCAGCAAACCTAGTCCGAGACCCCTTGAGGGAGCCAAGGATGGTGAGCTGGAAGGACGACAAGTCCGGGATCTTGATCCCAAACCCAAACGGAGAAGCTGGTGTACGGGCTTTGTGAACCCATCCAGACTCGGTAACGGCGCGAGCCTCGGAAAAGCGTCCGTCCATACCGCGGAAGCGGTGTGTAACGGACATCCGATTAAATGACTCGCGATGGCGCATCACAAAGGCATAGTCGTTTATAAGACGATCAGCCACATTGGTATCTAAATTGGCAATATTGTCGCCTACATTGCCAAACCAATCGATGAGCCAAGACCAGGGTATGGCCTTATAGATGGTAGAAGGGGTAACCCGACTGCCCATCAATCTGGAACGTAAGCTAGCGGTCCACTCGTCATTGGACATCTGTCCTTTTTCGGGTAGCCAGTAGCGAAACTTTCCGGAGAACCATGTCCTGACTGTCTCGTGTTGAGACAGTTCCCAGTTTCCACCCCCATAGGCTTGGGTGATGAAAATGGGATTAAGCGTATCGCCAGCGTGGGGCTGAAAGCCCTGAGCTAAAACACTTTCAGACGAGCTTGAGTGCTTTTCTGAGGTGAATGTACGCCTAACGGGTCTTCCGTTATCTCTCAATAACTGTTCCACGGCTGATGCCATCTTCCGCTGAGTTTCGTACATGGAATGTACGTCACCCAAAAGAGGGAGCCATCCAAAGGCCACTGCGAGATTAAAATCCGATACGGACGAAAGGGAAACCCCGTTCCGTACGTCGCTCCAGTATTTAGATGGAACGTGCTCGGCCCAATCCACAAATGGTCTAACATGCTCGAAAGCCTGTTTGACCATGCCGGGTAAGTCTTTGAGTTCATACAATGCGTTCAGCCCACCCATGAGTGGAGGGGCTGGCTTCGCGTGGTTATATAACTCCGGTCCGAAAGAGGCGATGTCATCGCCAAATTTCGGGGGGACGAAGTGTAACACGCTAGGTGGCGTGGCATATACGGCACCCCGGTACATGGGAAGGTTTGAAACCCTTATATCCAGGTTACCAGAGGGTGTGTAACGAGTGAATTCCCTGATAGACAGGAACTCACCACCACCATCCCAACCACTGCCTTGACGGCGGTGGTTCTCGCTGTAGAATCCGAGCGATTGGTTTTGCTCGGTCTGCAAATCAACATGTGCGGCTTCTTCGGCCCCAAAGGGCCAATTATACCACGTGCCGATGCGAGTTTGAAGGGGCATTGTATCTCCTATGTTATGGCAGCACATACTGACTCCGAAGAGCAGTGGGGGCCCTTGTGGGCC